AATGGATAGATTGTGATAATGTCCGTTTTAGATATGGAGTACCTGAAAAAATAGGAGGTTGGGATCAATTAGGAGCGGATAAACTTACTGGAGCAGTAAGAGCCATTCATCATTTCTTAGATAGTAATGGGGTTAAATATGCTGCTCTTGGATCTAATAAAATTTTATATGTATATTCTGGTGGAACTTATTACGACATCCACCCTATCAAAACTACTTTTACTGAAACGAGTTGTTTTACTACAAGCTCATCATCTGCCACTGTGACAATAACTTTTTCTAGTGGTCATGGTATGCAGCCTGGTGACATTATTAGAACCAGTAGCGTAACGATAAGTGGATCTACATTTACAAGTTCTGATTTTGATGACCAAAGATTTGAAGTTATAACGGTTCCTACTCCTACCACGATTACTATAACAATGGGAGAGACTGAACAATCCGGCCCTATAACAACTTCAGGAAGTGCCACGATTGAATATTATGAACCTGTAGGTCCTTCTCAACAAGTAAGTGGTCGAGGTTTTGGAACAGGATTATTTGGTGGAACGGTCAAGGGTCCAGCAACCACGACTCTTTCTTCTGGAATTAATGCTGCTGTAACAGATATTCCATTAACGAGTTCGGCTTCTTTTCCAACTTCTGGAGAAATTAGAGTTGATTCTGAGGACATTAGTTTTGCAGCTAATGATACTTCCACTAACATTTTAAGTGGTGGTGCTAGAGAGGTTAATGGTACAACGGCTGCCACTCATAGTAGCGGTGCTACAGTTACAGATATTTCTAAATACATGGCATGGGGTGAAGCCTCAAGTGAAGACTTTATTATTGATCCTGGATTATGGATCTTTGACAACTATGGAACAAAATTAATAGCTTTAATTTATAATGGAAAATGTTTTGAATGGGACGCAGATGCCGGCAGTGCCACTAGTACTCGAGCAACTGTAATTTCGGGAGCACCCACAGCTTCAAGACATATGGTTGTATCTACACCCGATAGACATTTAGTATTTTTTGGAACTGAAACCACTATTGGAACAACAACTACCCAAGATGATATGTTCATTAGGTTCTCGGACCAAGAAGACATTAACACGTACGCACCTAAAGCGACCAATACAGCTGGTACGCAAAGACTGACTGGCGGATCACGGATCATGGGAGCTAGGCGTGGTAGAGATGCACTTTATATTTGGACAGATACTGCTTTATTCTTAATGAGATTTGTAGGCCAACCATTTACTTTTACTTTCTCACAAGTAGGAACTAACTGTGGTTTAATTGGTAAAAATGCCAACACAGAAGTAGACGGGAATGCTTATTGGATGTCAGAAAACGGTTTCTTTAGATATACAGGTAAACTCGAATCTTTATTATGTTTAGTGGAAGATTATGTTTATGAAGATATAAATACCAACGCTAGAGATTTAATTAATGCAGGTCTTAATAACTTGTTTGGTGAAGTGTCTTGGTTCTACGGAACTAGTTCTTCCGATACTATGAATAGAGTCGTGACTTATAATTATTTAGAATCTTCTCCTCAACGTCCTGTATGGACTGTAGGAACTCTTCCTAGAACTGCATGGGCTGATTCAGCCGTATTCGATAAACCTCATGCTTCTTATTATGGATCATCGGACGACGCCTCTTATGACGTTCAAGGAAATACTGATGGAAGCACTATTTATTATGAGCAAGAAACAGGGACTGATCAAGTAGTGTCTGGAGGAACGGTTACTGCAGTATTGGCTAACGTTCAATCCGGAGATTATGACATTACTCAAGACGCTAAAGAAGGAATTACCTTTAGAGGAGATGGAGAATATCTTATGAAAATAAGAAGATTTATTCCTGATTTTGTTTCACAAACAGGAAACACTCAAGTTACATTAAATTTAAAAGATTATTCTAATAGCACTCAAGCAAGTTCCCCTTTAGGACCTTTTACGGTAGCCTCAACTACAACTAAAGTTGATACCAGAGCAAGAGCCAGATCAGTAGCTTTAAAAATTGAAAATACAGGCTCCTCTCAGAATTGGAAACTTGGGACGTTTAGATTAGATGTTCAAGCGGATGGAAGAAGATAATGGCAAAAATTGTACAAGCACTTACTAGAGCTAGCAAAGAATATGATGAACAAGTGTTTCAATCTTTAATAAGAGATTTAGATGCTGTAATTGAGAAACTTAATTCTACTTATCAATCAGATGTTAAAGATGAGGTAAATGCGGAAGCATTCTTTTTAAACTAATGGCTGTTCAAGGAAATACATTTATAAACGCTAAAAAAGACTTAACTAGCACAGCTGCTACGACTTTATATACATGTCCTTCAGCAACTACGGGGATTGTTAAATCCATTCTCGTTAGTGATGACTCAGGGTCAGGGGATACTATTACCCTAACTTTGACCGCTGGATCCGATGTATTTAGTTTATTCAAGGTAAAAGCTGTAAGTGCTAATACTACAGTTGAATTACTTACTGGGCCTTTAGTAATTCAAGAAGATGAGATCTTAAAAGCAACCGCTGCCACAGCTGATAGGCTTCACATAGTGGCTTCTATATTAGAAATTAAGCCTAGACAGGTAGTAACATAATGAATGAAACAGTAAAAATTAATGGGAAAGATGTTCCTATTATTAAACCTACAAAGGTAGAAACAACTATAATAAACAAAAAAACAGGAGAAACATATAAAAACGAACAAGAATGGAGGGCTAAAAACATACCCGAAGGAGACATTCAACAAGATGTAATAGTTCATGCTCCAGGACTTGATTTGTTTCCAAAAACAAAGTAATGTGAAAGTTCAGGTGAAATTCCTGCCTTTTTTAAAAATTTAACTAACATAATTATGGCTATAACAGATTTACAATTACCAATAGAAATGACTTCTAACAAAGATTTAAAAGCAGGAGCCCCGTCTATAACATACGAGGGAGATAGAAGACCACAAACGCAAATGAGACCACAAACGCAAATGGAAGGAATTGAAGATCAAGTAAGACAGAAATATGGTCTTGGAAGTATTGTTAAAAAAATTGCAAGAGGCGCTAAAAAAGTTTTAAGAAGCCCCATAACTCAAACAGCTTTAGCTTTTACACCTCTGGGAGCAACTAATATAGGAAGAGGACTAATGACTGCTTCTGCACTTGTTAATAGAGATCCTCTAAGCGCATATATGACTATGGGAGGACCTTTAGGTTTTGATGCAACCAATCCCTGGACTAAAAAAAATGTCCTTGAAGCTGGAACTAACAGAGTAATATCTAATAACCAAGAGGACAAAGCTTCTGGGTGGGACAAACTAAGAAGTGCATTATTTTATAAAAAAGGCACTGATAAAATAGATCCTTTAAAAGTAGCTGTAGGAGCTGGAGCCGGTTTATTGGGAATAGCAGGTTTACAAGCAAGAGAAAATAAAAAACAAGCAAGGATTTCTGATCTGATAGGAGATCGAGGAAGTAAAATCGGTTTAGATGATATTCAAATGAAAGTTCAAGCTGCTATTGATAGTGGTGATAAAGCAACCTATGAAAACTTACGTGTTAGTGAAAATTTAACTTTCTTACCACCGTGGGAATCTATTAAAAGAGCTGACGGTGGAAGAATAGGTTATGCTGCAGGCGGACAGACTTCTGCAGAAATGTTACAGATGATTGAAAAATTAAGAGCAGAAGGTAAAACAGAATTAGAGATACAAAAAATTTTACAACAAATGTTTCAAAATAGACTGAGTTTTCCAAGATCTTCACCCTATGACATTACATCAGCAAGTAAATCAGGTCCGGAGAATTTTCTAGATACAGTTATTACTGAGACTGGGGCATCGGGACAAATGCCAAGAACAACTGACATTGCATCTATTGCAGAGAGCTCACAAATTACAAGACCTGTATCAGCAGAGATGAGTGGTAACATAAGACCTGAACTAAGGGGTATGATGGGAGCAGCTAAGATGGATGGCTCTCGTCTTAATCGACTTAACCGCTTCTATCAAGATATGCCTAAAGAAGATCAAGGATCTCCAGTAAGTCAATTCCCTGAAATTCAGCCCTATGGCGCAGCTCAAGGAGGAAGGATTGGGTATGACGATGGAGGTATTAGCACTATGATGGCTGACTTAGATGCCGTAAAAGATGGTTATTCCGAATTAATTTTTGGTAAACCAGTTCACGAATTAACACCCGATGAACTTATAGAATTAGAGATGATTTTGAAAGATAAATTAGGAGGACCTTTTGGCCAAAAAGAAATGCCAAAACCAGATAGAGTCATGGCACAAGAAGGAGGCTTAATGAGTCTCGGTGGAAATGAAATGGATTTAAGAGGTGGGGGTTTTGTACCCATCGGTGCACAAGAAAAAGCAGATGATGTACCAGCAAGATTAAGTAAAAACGAATTTGTATTTACAGCAGATGCTGTAAGAGCTGCAGGCGGTGGAGATGTT